TCTGTGTTAAATACTAACGTGCAGAAAGTATCTTCTCCTACACATAAATTATGAAACCAATAGTCAGATTCAGTTGCTTCTATACCACTTGGTTTACCATAAGATTGGTACTCAATGGCAATGTTACCTGTACGTTGCCACATATCTCTTTCACTTTTAACTTCTATCTTCTTATCCTGTAGCATGTCAGCTACCTGTTGTTCCCTTACTTGACCATACTCTAAATCAATATCAAACTTTTTTCTGTTCTCTTTACTTGGTGCTAGGTTTTCCATGTGTAACTCCTTTGCTTCTCTTAGGTTTAAGATGTAATAGTTCTCTTATATGTAGCTTCCTACCTTTAAAGAACACGATTAAGTTTATTGTAGTGTTGATGGAAATGGCGATTAATAACCACCACTGCCACCATAATAGTTGTGTAGAAGATTCTATCATTAACTAGAAGCAATGTCAACTATTTCACATGCATCTGCTGTGCAAGCTAACTCCCTTCCACCTGTAGTAGTATCTTCCTTCTCATAGTCTGCCAACTTAGACCAATCAATAGACTCAGGCATTTCATGCGATAGTGCATAATATTTTGCTTCATCTATATCTTGATAAGGTGCTTGAGCATATGTATGGTCACTGAATGGTAGGAATGATATACCTGATACTTCATCAAAGTTTTTGTATACCCATGCTCCTACTTCCATCCACTCATCTTCCTTAACAGATACAGTAACAGAAGGCTTGTGCTCACACCAATGTCTTTGAAACATAAGCCAATATTCTAACTGCTCAATAGCAGACATCTCTGTCCTAGTCGTAGCACCTGAAGGTGACTTCATAGGAAAACTGAACACTGTTGTGCTATCAGGTTTCATAACGTCAGGCTCACTTGGTATACCACTATCTTTCATAAACTGTGTGAGTGGGTCTTTGTTATCACCACGTACAGTTCTAATGTAATAGTCATTGTGTCTAGCATGAATACCTGAAGCACTGTCAACTAATTGACTAACTGTACCACTAGGCTTAACACAAGTGATAGCAGTTGACTGTGGTATACCTAAGTCTTTAGACATCTTCTTATTAGTTTCTACTGCTACATCTCTTAATATCTCTAAGATTTCAGGTGTCCATATAGGACAGTCAAGAATACCTGTTAGGGAAACTCCTAATAATCTTTCTTCCTCTGTATTATCCTTCCATATCTTACGTAAGTATTTAAAATTAGTAAGAGTTGATTGGAATGTACCTAAGATTGTAGCCATACGTACCTTTTCTTTCAAGGATTCTAAGCCATCTGTAACTCTACATACTACCTCTGTAAGATTACAGAACTGATATGGTCTAAGAATAATCTCACTACATGGATTACAGCCAAAGTAGTGGTCAGTTTCTCGTCTACCGTTCTCAGATGCTTTAACTTGGGCAGCTTGTCTGTTAAAGATACCACGTTCACCTGACTTAGATTCATATAATGATGTCCACTCTCGCATGAATGTACCCATCTCAGGCTTGCCTTTAAATGCTACAGAGTTATTAGCTAATGCTCGTTGACCTTCATTCTCCCACCATTGACCTGACTTAGCATGTCTCATTTGGTCATCACCTAAGTTAGACAATGATATAAGAGCAGACCTACGTACGCCACCTACAACTACAACTTCTCCTATCTTGCACATCAAGTCGTGGCACTCAATAGGAAATAGTCTTCTACCTTTAGCACCCTTAAACTTCTCTATACAGAATCTGAATAGTTCCTCTAATGGTGCAGGTCCAGATGCTCTACCTCCAAAAGTCTTAAGCCTTGCACCTGCTGGTCTTACTTCTGATGTATCCCAAGTTGGTATCTGCCCTGCATATAACATAGCAATCAACTCACGTAGTGACTTTGACCAACCGGGTCTACTGTCTCCTACTTTAATTATAGTAGATGAGTTCTCAAAGTGTTCATTCACAACAGGTAACTTGTCTACATTCTCACGTTCAACAGAGAAACCTACACCTGTACCACACATAAGTATGTACATACATTCATCAAATGAACGTGGACTATCTACAGGTATGTAGCTACAGTTGTAACCACCCACATGGCAACGGTCTAAGGCAGGTCCTGAAGTCATTAAGGCTCTCATGCTAGGCATCACACCTAAATTCATTATCTGCTCTGTAAGCTTCTCCTTTAGAGCCTTTGTAATAGTATACGAATGATTTTTACTTAGGTGGTTAGCCATGTAATCAAAGTATCTATCGACAGTCTCTCCCCAATTCTCTCTACGTTGTTCGTCATCTTTCCATCTTGCATAGCGAGAGAGTGCTATGAAGTTTTGGTAGTCAGTTGGTAAATAGTTTTGTATCATCTCATCACTCCATTATTGTTTTCATATGTTTAATCTTAGTACCCTCTACATCGTAGAAGTATTCTTGTATTCCTTCTTCTATCTCTACTGCTACATTCTCGTCAGCAGGTATTGGGTATTCTTCAGGGTCTATCTCCAATGTCAGAAACACTTTAACTTTTATCATCATAGACCTCAATGAGTTTATTTAAATACCATTGTGCTTTCTTTAAATCCTCAACACCATTCTTGTATCTAAATCTCCATAGGTACTTTACTATATTACCCTGTAAGTAATAATCAAACCCATCTACTAACATAGCTTGTAAAGCATCAATAGTTTCGATACCTGCTTTGTTGTAATGGATTGGACTATTAACCATGTCTTGTTTAGTATCTTCTACTTCTTTTAATTTTCTATTCATATAATCCATATACCTTTCCATTATGCGTTACCTTTTGTATCAGAGTCAATCGTTATGTGTATAACATTATCTTCTACATTTACTACGTTAGCCTTGGGTTTACTTTCTTGCATCTTTCTTTTTACCATATCATGATAGTCTTTGTCAACAACCTTTTCAATAAAGTCATTGATGTCATCACGTAGGTCACAGTCATCTTCTGTTAGTGGTACGATAGCACACATCATCTTACATAAATGTAACACTTGATAGTATGCTTCGTCATCCATTTTATTATCAGGGTCTGTAATAATAGAAACATCAACAGCACCGTTCCATTCGCTATACTTATTTAGGTCAGGTCTTACTCGTATCACAAAGTCTTTTCTTAATAACTTTGTCCTTATTCTTGATGTTCTTTTTCTTCTAGGTTTCTTCTCATCCATGCCTATCTCCTTTTCACTTTTGTACCTTTGAACTTTATAAAGATAGGGTGTTTGTTCTTGCCCTTTTCTTTCAACCAATCTTCAGGTATGATTCTATCGTAGTATCTGAATCCATGTCGTATGCACCACTCTGCGTAGGTAGATTTCGCACCTTTGCTTAGCTTACTTCGACTGTTTGTAAATACAAATCTAATATCTAGCTTAGGGTGTTGCTTCTTTATGCACAGGTGTTTTCTTCTGTCTGCTGTTAAGAATCTTCCTTTAGTTTCTATTATAATACCATTGTTTAATATAAAGTCAGGGGTATAGGTGCGATAAGTTAAGTCTTCCCACTCTATCTTAAGAGACTCATAACCATATGTATGTTTATGTTCCTTTAAGTATAGGGAGATGGCATGTTCTAATCCACTCCTATACCCATACTTTATTGCTTCTCTACGTACGCTATGAGGTGACATTTAATTCAACATAAGAAACTAACTTAGGGAACTGTGCCTTAGACTTCACTGAAGGTAGTTCTTGTAAGTTCTCCCAACAAGAATGTTTATAGCTACAGAAATTACAACTTACTCCTAGTATCTTATTACCTGTAGGTTTACCTCTAAACGTTTCCTCTATTGGTTCAAAGCAACGTGCAAACTTGTTATGCTTTACAGTCTCCACTGTTGCTCTTATCTTCTTCATCTCAGAATCTACATCAGCATTTTGTGCTGACACATATTTAAATGCACCATTAGCTTTGTTGACTACCCACCAACCACCAATCTTTTTCTTGGCAGCTTTTGCATAGCCTACTAACTGACTAACATAACCAAAGGGGTCACCCTCGCTTAGTGTTTCAAATGAAACAAACTTGTTATCATATGACCAACCTGATGCAGACTTTACATCATCAACTGCACCATCAATAACTAAGTCATACGTGCCTGATATACTTGTACCATCTACATCGAGTAATACATTCTCAGGCTCGTCATACTTAACACCTGCACTCTTGAGTAAACCTTTGAAGACTGCTTCAACTATATCTCCTAACATCATGTTCATCATAAAGTTAGTTGGCTTAGCTGAAGCAACTTCAGGTTTATTCTTCTCAAACCACAGTTGACAAGTAGGTCTACCTAAGTTGGACATGCGTAAACGAAAGTCACCCCTCTTGTTTTCCCCACCAAACTGCTTTCGCAGGGCATCCATAACGTCATTGCCTACCTGTTGAATTACTTCTTCAGACATAGTAGACTTACCATTTACGGCATCAGACATATACTGATGCACTACGAGTTCAGCAGGATGATTCATTATGCTACTTCTTCTGAATCAATATCTACAAACTCATCGACTGTAGACATGTCATCATCATTCATATCCTTGTTAGCATTCTCACTCCAAGCATTAAGTATATACTCATTGTAATTCTGCACCCAAGCTACGAAGTCAGCAAACCTTGTATGCTCTTCATCAGTTAATTCTAACTGCGTTGTAACATCAAGAGAAGTGACAGGTAGATAGAAGCTATTACCATTAGGTAACTTTCTCTCTTCTGTATTCGCAGTAATAGTATGATGTACAGGTAGTCTCTTCATCTTAGCTAGTTGAGTAAAGATAGCACCTACAGTTTTAAATGCATCCCTGTTCTCAACTTCCCATATGAATGGTAGATTACCTACCTCAACAGGATTACCTGCTCCATCTGTGGGATTGACTAACTCAATAGTACCAAAGACTGCACGTACTCTTTTAATCTGCCTGATTAAATCCTGCATCTTTTCAGGTAGTGCTTTGAAGTCTTTAATCCAACCTGAAGGTTTACCACAGTTAAACCCACCATCGTTATCCTTCAAGTCTATGTTGAGATTGTCTCCCATGATAGTCTTGACGTAACGATTGGACTTATCTCCTGTACCCATGATAAATCTTTTATACATGAATCTCTGCATGTATGGTCTTATCTTAGCTGATGTAGCAAAGTAAGTTTCACCATCAGGTATCTCAAGTTTATAAGTACCACCTTCGACTACCTCAACCTTAGTCATCTTACCCTTAACCTCTTCCTCTCCCATGATAGGAGTGTGGTTAATTCGTAGCCTTGCTAGGGTACTTGTCTGCTTCTTCTCAGAGGTGTTTTCCCCTGACATACCCATAACTTTAGCCATCGCTGCGTAGTTATCTTTATCTATAGTTATTACTTCATTTGTCATAATACTTCCTTTCTTTTCTGTTAAAGTCTTATAGTTATATCAGCTAACGTCTTTAGTGTCAAGCCAATTATCACCTATTTTTGCTTCTAGTAATAGTGGTACATTAAACGTTATACCAAAGTGATTCTCAATTAAACCATTCATCTGTGAGTTAACAAGTGTAATGATATATAATACTTGCTTCTCCTCTTCAGGATGAACATCAATTACAATAGAGTCGTGTACACTATTGACTACACAACTTTGCATAGTCTTGAGTAAGTCATCTATCTTCATTAAGATTAATGGAACTATATCAGCAGTAGCAAATGATTGAACAGGATAGTTCTTTATCTGCGTAAAGTATGATACAGTTCCATTTCTCTTTCTCTTTACATCAGGAAAAGAAAACTCTCTACCTGATGGTGTCCTTATCTTGCCTGTGTTTACAGCTTCTTTAGCCAATCTGGTGTGCCATGATTTGATTCCTTGGTACTTCTCTGTGAAGTGGGAGTAGTACTCTGCTTCTGCTTTAGTTCTTCCAAATCCTGTTGCTCCATATAAGGGTGCAAACGTGTGTGCTTTCGCATCTTGGCGAGTAGTAGGTTGACCTGCATCTGTAATAACTTTAGACGTATACGAGTGAACATCGAACCCTGTAGAAACTTCATTAATAGCTACCTCATCTTGTGATAAAAAAGCAGATACCCTAAACTCCAACTGTGCGAAGTCAGCTTCAAGTATCTTGCCACCTTTCCAACGTGACACAAACACCTTCTTCACAGGAAACGTACCACCTCTAGGCATGTTCTGCATGTTAGGGTCTGCACCACTAAACCTACCTGTCGATGTCCTGTGTTGCAACAATCGCACATGCAACTTACCATCAGGCTTGAGGTAGG